CAAAACATGCCACGGGGTGGTACGTTTCCTGTTCGTAAGTGTATTGTATCGCGTTGGGAAGGGGGTAAGATATTAGAAGGTGACTATTCTCAATTAGAATTTCGTGTTGCCGGATTTTTATCGGATGATGAACAAATATACGCTGATGTAAAAAACAAAGTAGATGTGCATAGCTTTACAGCAAAAATACTTGGTGTATCACGTCAAGTTGCTAAGTCAGATACTTTTAAACCGCTATACGGAGGTGTATTAGGTACACCAAAACAGATGCAATACTATAGGGCATTTAAAGAAAAATATTCTGGTGTAACGCGTTGGCATAGAGACTTAATTAATCAAGCATTAGAAACACGGCACATTGTTCTACCTTCCGGGAGAATGTATTATTTTCCAAATACCGAGAGAATGCCTAGTGGTTCTGTATCAAATGCTACTGCTATTAAGAACTATCCGGTACAGGGTTTTGCAACAGCAGATTTATTGCCGATTGCATTAATTTATTTAAAAAAATTGTTGACAAATCGCAAATTAAAAACTATTATTTGTAACACAGTACATGATAGTATTGTATTAGACGTATATCCCAATGAAGAGGATACAGCGATAGAAACATTAAAAGATGCTATGTTAATCTTACCGCAAGAAACGATAAGAAGATATGGTGTTGAATATGATATGCCTATCGGTATTGAATTGAAAATGGGAAACAACTGGTTAGAAACCGAGGAGGTATATAAAACCGATGACTAATAATGAAAACATGGCAATTGCCATTCCAGAAAACTTTGACTCTATTACTGATGAACAACTAATGCAGTTAACAGGTCAAGGTATAGCCATTGGCGGAGACTCACCTTCTGTATTATCAAGACTATCAATAAATTATCAAGCTGAAGACGATAATGATAAGCCACTATCGAGAGGTTGGTTTTCGTTACGTGTAGGGGAGAAAACAGCATATGCAAAAACAGTTGATTTTAGAATGTTTATGCGTGTGTTTAGTTATAGTTATTGGGATAATGCAGAGGATACATTTGTGGGCTCTGTCCAAAGACCAAGTTTAAGTGACCAATTCCCTGATGTTCAAGGGGGCTACAAATGTGGCAAACTAACAAAAGATGAATTGGCTGAACTTAACGACACTGACCCTAAAAAAATACTTAGCAATCAAGTTAAATGTAATCAAGTCATTTATGGTACTGCTAGTATTTTAGAGGGTAAATACGCTGATGATTCACCATTTGAACCAATTGAAAATCATCCATGTGTATTTTATGCTAAAGGCGTAAATTATATTCCTTCCCAAAAGGTAATTAATAATTTAGCTAGGCAAAAGAAACCAATGATAAGAACAGTATTATCATTGGCTACGAAAAAACAAAAAACAACAGGTAATACTTTTTTCATTGTTGAACCTACAGTAAAAACTAGTGTAGATACAATATCCAATGATGATAAAGTATTGTTAAAAGAATTTGCCGATACTGTTCAAGCGGTAAATGAAAGTGTCATGGAAAAACATCGTGAGGCTGTAAAACTTAAACCAAATGATGGCGACCACTCCCTAGCTATCGATATTGAGGCACAGCCGGCATGATTAAGACGTTAGTCGAAAATTTTTTGTATGACGCATCGAAGGGGGAAGCTAGTCTTCCCTCTTCTGTTATAGAGGAGTTTAAAGAATCTTGTGGTAAAGCTATTGAGAAACAATTTAATAGCGGTAAAAGACAATGGCGATTACGAATGTCAGAGGTTGGAAAGCCATTATGTCAACAACAGCTTGGTAAAAAAGGTGTTGAATACGAGACAGAATATAATGCAATTGTAAAATTTTTATTGGGGGATTTAATTGAAGCAATGGCTATTGCTATCTTACGTGGGGCAGGTATTGATATATCAAAAACACAACAAGGTGTAAAATTAAATATAGCGGATATAGATTTAGAAGGTACATACGATATTAAAATAGATGATAAAATTTGGGATATTAAATCGGCAAGTCCGGCTAGTTTTAGTAATAAATTTGGAGAATATGGTGGATACGAAAAAATAAAACAAGATGACGCTTTTGGATATATTGACCAAGGGTTAATGTATTCGATGGCAGATAATTCTAATTTTGGTGGGTGGATTGCTGTTAACAAAGTGACAGGGGAATTTTCTGTATGTGAGGCTCCTACTGGTCAAGAAGATGAAAGAAAAGAATCTGTTAAACGTGTATCAGCAAAAATTAAAAAGCTTACAACAGACACACCATTTAAAAAAGGTTTTGAAGATGTAAAAGAAACATATCGTGCTAGAATTGGAAAAGATAAGGGGATGATAAAAGAAACAGGTAATAAAGTATTACCATCTATGTGTGGGTTTTGTGGATATAAAAAACATTGTTGGCCTAACGCAGAATTACATCAAAAGGTTACTTCAAGAGCCAAGGTTCGTCCAATGACTTGGTATAGTAAATTAAAAACAGCAGATATAGAGGATATATGATTGAAAAATTAATAATACTTATTGAACGTATTTCTGGTAAAATTAATAATTGGGCTTGGCGAAAACGGCGGAGTTATCGTCCAGAAAAACATTACATGCGAGGAGGTAAAAGCAAATGAATGTTCTTTGGTTAGCAGATATAAGGCAAGCAGATGTTGAATTAAATGACGATAATGCTATTTGGATTTATTATGATGATTTAAATAATGAAAGAAAAAACATAGGGTGGATGAGACAAAATCCAAAATGCCATGTTATTTTTTATAGAGATAACCAAGATAAATATGGGTATTGGCGTGATGAAAATATGAAACGTAGAAAGCATGAAGTTGATTCTCGTTTTACTGGTTTAATTACGGCTATTAAGCAGGGTAAACTAATTGTTTTCCCGGAAGATGATACTACAATGGTATTGGATGAATTGGATAAAAATGCGCGTGAGACTTTCTTTTTATTTAAGAATCATTTAGCGACTATAAGCAAATATAGATTAAAGACACTGCTGTGAGGTTTAGGTCAAAAGCTGAAATAAGTTTTGCATCATGGTTAATAAAAGAAGGAATACATTATGAATATGAAAAACATAAATTCAAGTATATACCAGACCCTAGGGTTTATATGCCGGACTTTTATCTTACCAAGTATAAATTTTTTATTGAGGTCAAAGGATTATTTGATAAGGCTGATAGAAAAAAACATTTACTTATTAAAAAACAACATAAAAAAGTAGATGTTCGTATACTATTTCTTAATGCAAAGAATAAGATTTACAAAGGTAGTAAAACAACGTATGGTGCATGGTGTACAAAACATAATATTATGTGGTGTGAAAAGAAAGTTCCTAAAGAATGGCTGAAATAAAAAAAACATTTCCTATTTTGTCTCGAGATAATTCAGAAGAATTAGGTCTACTACCCGATAGATTTTATATGGTTTTTAAACCAAACAATGATGAAGAAGGTAGTTTTGATGTTATTGCGTATGATACAACGGAATCAACAAAAAATATACATCCCGTTTTTTATGTAATGAAAGGAATATTAGAGGTATTACAACACGATATGGATAGGCTTATATCATTAGGTCAAATGGCTGTAGTTGATAAGGTGGTAAGCGCACAAGAAAGTGGTATGAATCTTGAACCATCAGATTTAGATTCTCTTTTTAAAAAAATAAACATTGGAAAAAAACATTAAATGAAAAATACAAAATTTGATATTGATTTAAAATACGGCCAAGGTCGTGAAAAACGAATAAAGAAAATGATTGAGGAATGGACTATTGAAGTTAAAACGGAAAGAGACTGGTGGTTTAAAACTGGGAACATAGCAGTTGAATTTGAATCATTTGGTAAACCAAGTGGTATAGCAAAAACAGAGGCTACATATTGGGCTCATGTTTTAGCGAATGGCAAAGAAGACCATTGTATTCTGTGGTTTAAAACAGATAAATTAAAAAAATTAGTTGAAAAACATAAAGATAAAGTTAAAAATGTGGGAGATTATAAAAAATCAAAAGCATACTTAATACCAATAACGGAGATATTTAAATTATGAAAATTACGAAAGAACTATTAGAAGAGGCTACAAGAATAATTACAGGAGATAGAGAAAAAGAGTATGGAGAAAAATCAAAGAATCATCAAAATATAGCTAATCTTTGGTCAACATATTTAGAAACAGATATTTCGGCACATGATGTTGCTATTATGATGATACTATTAAAAATAGCGAGAACAAAATTAGGAAAACGTACGAAGGATACCTACGTTGATATGGCGGGTTATAGTGCGATTGCGGGGGAAATTGAATTTAAGAAATGAACGACTTACAATTTTGGCAAGCGTGGCTACTACTTATGGTTACAATCAATACAGTAGTAAATTTAATAGTATTTTTTGTAGGAAGGAAATTTAAGAAACCAAAAAAATGACAGATAATAAAATAGTTAGAATACGTAAATTAAATGATATTGATAAAAAGGATTGGGAAATTACTTTTGATGATGGTAGAATTATAAATCATAATCACGAACATTTTTTTTCTCTTGTTGAAAGTGGTTTAAATTCTGAGCCACCTAAACCAGTAACGGGTGAAACAAATGAGGCGATATTTTTTCCAAAAGATGATGGTTGGGAAGCTATTCGCAAACGTGAAAAAGAAAAAGTAACACAGTTTAGATTAGATGTTAAAAATATGAGTATATCAGAATTTAATGAAAAGTATCCATCAAAAAAATTTAAAATAGGGAGAAAGAGTAGTAATAAAGGAAAAAAATAAATGTCACAATCTATTCAATCAACTACTATAGCTAGTTTTGATGTTAAATTAACAACAGAAGGTCTAATAGTAATTGATAAATCCTTGGCAGATGCAGGCGAATTTGAATCCGCAATGGATAATTGGAATCCCGAATATGAAAATACCCCTGTTATAGCAAGTCTATTGAAATACTATAAAGGGGTATTTGATTTAATGATAAAAGATACGCAAAAAGTTATTTCTTCTTAACTTTTGCGCTCTTTTTTACTTTTTTACCGCCGCCGCGCATCATATCTTTCTTTTTCATTGTAGACATCATGCCGCCGCCTCTCATCATTTTCTTTTTTCCGCCACCTCTCATCATGGCTTTTTTCTTTTGCATCATAGTGAACTCCTAAATTTAGGTTTAAGTTTTTGCCTTGGGCCTACCACCTCATTGTAGTAGTCTTTTGGCCATTCATCATAGTATCCTTGCTTTTGCAAATGGGTAGATTCATCTTGTAACTTTTTTAATTCCTGTATAAAAACCATCATATATGGCTCTACAGTATTACTATCCCATTCATGGTCAGCCAAAAAAGCTTGGTCTTCCATTGTTGCAGGACTACTAGGATGAAAACACATAAGATAAATATCATCGTGTTGTAGTTGTAGATTGCGTGTATCCACAAAATATTGTAAACAATATGGTGTTACGTCTTCTACGTTAGGGTCAGCTACAATAATAATATCTTTCTTTAACGAAGAAAACCGCTTTATCTCTTTCTCAATAGTTTGAAAGAAATTAGCGGTTTCGATATTTACTTGTATATGTAGTTTATTTTGTAATCTGGTTTGCTTAGCATAAGGGCAAGCCGGAAAGTTATTTAAATGTTTATTCGGTTTTTCTAATACGTTAACAGACCAATCAATTATATCATCTTTGATTCTACTTTTTAATGACACTAAATACTGTTTGTTTTACTTAATCCCGGAATAGGAAAACTCTCAAATTCAATACAATATGCATCCGCTAAAATATTATTTTTATATTCTTGAGACTGCATTTCATAAAAATTTAAAAAATCAACTTGTGCTTGCCTACAGTTAAGTTCCGTATCGTATAAATACGTTGTTGTTCTAACGGAAGGCCACTCGGGCGATGACATTACTGCCAATAATAAAAAAACTTTAATCATATTATTTCTTGACTAGAGAGCCACCAAAATATAGTCCTACTATAGCAGACATAAGGTGGGTGTCAAGAGGTGTAATTACAACACCAAAAAACTCTTTATCTAATACTACTTCCTTTTGTTCAATTAAAAATAAAAATCCTCTTGATAATTCCGTCCATGTAAGCCAGACAGATGTATCAAAGAATACGGGCACGATTTTGGGCCAAATAATTATGGCAAATACAGCGGATAAGGCTATTATCCTTCGTGTCCACTGAAAGCCTTTATTTTCGTATGTACGAGCTTTATCCACAAAATTCATTTGTGTTTCTGCTCTTGCTAACAACATCTTTTGTTGTTCTTGTTTTGCTTTTATACTTTGACCCCAGATGGACATAATACCACCTAATACGCTAGAACCTAGCATTGTAATCATTTCTACTGGTAACCCACCTAACATTTTTAATCTCCTATACTATGTAAGTTAATATAATTAAAACTAAAACTCCACCTAAAACACCGGCAA